GTACTGTCTGCTAGTTCGAGTCTTGAAATGAAGAGCATTTTCACGCTCCGCAATTTCAGGATCGGAAACGATCTTACAAGGGTAGGATGCCAGGGAGGTACCAAACGGGATTTTCCCGTAGGTCTTTTCCAGCTCTTTCCATAGAAGATCGCTACACTCAACATATCCCCGTTGCGACAAACTGTTCGCAATTGAGATATATGAAGCATAGGCAGAACCGTCTGTCTTGCGTCCACTCCATGAGGTATGTAACCTGATAGGAGTGACAATAACGCCTTTAAAGGCGTCAGTGCCACAACTTTCACGGAAATACCCATGGATACAGCACTTGGATCTATTAACAAGAAGTTTATAGTACTCAAGTGTCTGTATGCACAGGGAGGCCTCTCGTGTGGGGATGATAATATCATCGCCATATACAAAAACCTCCTTTGCCACGTCTGCCTGCCGTAATCTACGGTGGCGGCTTATAGCGGCTACGCAAATAACCCAAAATAAATAAGCCTCAGTGGGAAAGCAAAGTGCTGAACCCATTGGTGCGAATTTATTTAGAGTTATGATTCTCCCATCTGGGAGCTTTGTAGCACTAGAACGGCATGCCATTAGAGCACGTAATAATTTCGGACTTCTTTTGAAAATCCGATTAACGAGCTCGATGGATACCCGGTCGGACGCATCTTTCATATCAATAGTGGCATACTCTCGAGTGATTGAACTCTCGAGGGCAAGTTTCTGATTGACTGATTGATGCGAAAAGTTAATTTGGCCTCGTGTCATCGGATATGACTCGAAAAAGCTAATTAACTTTCGCCCTAATCCTTGTTGAATCCATTGATATTCAAGGGGTTCACAGGAAATTAAGCGAGGACCTCTAGAATCTTTTGGAACCAGCACAACTTTAGCTTGACCTTGATCCAGTCTTGCTAAGTTCTTGTACCAATCCAATCGATCTATAAGCTCGCGAACACCTCCTACTATGAAATAATCATAATAGGGATACACAGAGTGAATACCTGAGTAAAGTCGCTTAAAAAGCCACTTATCCTCAAGACGCTCACCTGTGGCGACAGCCCCTGGACCATGTCGCGGATCAATATCCATAGGATCAAAATCCTTGAATATTGTCTCGGTGATAAATGAAGCTACTTCAATTACTTGATTAGCTTCTTCATCATCAGAAAGCTGAAGAGTTTTATCAGTGTCAACAAAGGACTCTATAACAGAGTTCTTTTGTACATCTGTATAATCCAATTCAAGCTTATACGCGAAGAAGAGAATCTGGCGCACGTGTAAAACGGCGCGTGGATTCGCATCTTCCAGAGGAACCCCACAACTGTTAAATATGCAATTAAAGTAAGCTTGCATGAAAGCAGGTATACTTTGATTACTGTGAGAGCATTTAAACTCTCTAGGTAATACGAATTGCTCAGTTGCCAAACCACTATCTAAAGCCTTACCAAGTTTTGGTAAAGTTTTAGTAAGGAAAGACAAACCTTCATTACGATATCTATGTCGCAAGACATCTATATCTTTTTGAAGAGACTTAACAGATGAGAGGCACAACGGGTTGCAGTGAAGCAACGCCTCTATAAGGTCGACATATATGTCGACTTGGCTTTTCAAGGTGTCCATCAAGGACCTCCTATCCAAGGCCAATCTCGTCATTATGTTGGTTATATCCCCTTTGTCAAGAAGGACATAACGTAGCTCTAATATACTTTCGAAAAGAAAGTACTAAAGCGTGACGACTCCAACCAAGAGAAAGTAGTATTACCCTTACTTTAAGGTAATACGCGGAAGACAAAATCGAGTGTAAAGATCACCGCTAAGGTGACCGCTACAGTTACGATAATGTATTCCACAAGTAATATGAGTTTTTCTCGCATTACTAACTTTCGCCCCGAAGGAGCGCTGCAAGGTTCGTAGTACCACCAATGCCAGATCCTGAAAAGGTTCCATCGCTGATTAAGTCGATGAGGTTACTGACTATGTCATAAACCATGGCTGCGGTGATAGTTGAACTGCGTGGAACTGCAATCGTGAAATTCACGATGGCAGCACGTGGAACGCCTTCCGCATCATTCAACTGTTTTGTAAGTTGAATGAGGTGGCGATCAACAGCGTTAGCACCAACACCGGACTTCGAATGCTTAACAATAAGCTGCGAAGGTTCGGTGGCAGTGGTAGCAACATTGATCCTGGTAGAACCGGTAAGGTCTCGACCTTGTAGGTTGTAGACCGTATCGACGCCAGTGGCGTTATCGAGTGTAAGTGTGTCTGTAAATGACAAAGAATAGGCTCCTTATGTTAGCCCCCGCTAAACTGATGAAGCATAGCGAGGAGCAGCGTAAGCTGAGTCGGGGATAATTCCTCTGGGTTCAGCAGTTCCCATTGGAAGGAAAGGTATTTCTGTCTTTCATACCATTTGCTTGGCGCAAGCCATGATGCTACTGGGTAGTGACTACCTCTCGCATCGTATGTATTGCGTTGAACAAACTTATACACTATATCGTAACTTACAGATTGGGTAACGTCATCAACGTCCCAACCTGTAGGTGGATTTAGGCGTGTAAGATTGTCCAAATGAGTTGAGATCTTAAAGAACCAATCCACGACAAAACTTAAAGGAATTACATTCCAAAAAGCTTTGACGGGATTGTTAAGTCCCAACTCACCAAACAAAACCCTCATGAAGCCGACTAGATCAGTCATGTAATCGAGATGCTGCATTATCCATGCAGTAGCACGAAAAACAGCACTGAAAGAGTCGATTTCCACAGTCATGTCCGTAGCGTAGTTAATCGCGAAAGTATGAGGATACTCTGGCCCTGTTGGGGTCCAGTCTATCCTCCGCGAAAAACCAAGCCGAGTCGGTATTCCGTAGGTTCTACGGAAATAATCCATCCGTTCATGAACATCATCGAACAGATGCGACAAGGTACCTAAATCTTGAAGAAGGTTATCCCAACCAAACTTCTTATTTAAGTAGCCTTTGGACACGGTGCCCGTTATTGACTCACCAAGAGAAGGAAGTAAATCCTTCAATTGCGTAAACCCTTGCACAAACTCAGAAAAGTTCAAGTGCGTAGGTAAAACGTCTGAGAAGTAATTCCAAGCTTCTTCAGAGAGAGCATTAACGATCGATGAGGGTACCCGACCGAAAAACGCGTCGGGTAGGTCTGCGACTGTACCAATGACGTAGCTTATCCCTCCACCCGGAGGGTAGAGAAGCGGTACTCGACCAGTATCCCACTGTTCGAGATGATCTATACCGCCAACTCTCGCAATTACGTCATTCATCGGGACCACCTTAGACAGGTCAGTACGGCCATGAAAGCCGTAACCGGGCGGATAACGCCCTTTTCCAAATCCTCGAGTACGTCGATAATGTAATTCGTCTTTGATGTAATTAGCATCAATGACGTTACTTAACGACATATTAGAGGTATCTTGGTGAAATCCTGTAGCTGGTTCACGCATAGTGCAGGTCTCAGTAAAGTTATTGAGAACTGCAGTATAATCGTGACGAACCCGATAGACAGTCATTTCAGAAATCCTCCTTATAGAGTAAACAACTAATGTTGTCTCTCATCTAAGAAGACAAGCGCGTTTGAACAAGGCCACCTTTAGGAGAAGTCCCAACAAGGTTACTGCGATATTCTTCGCACTCCTTATATTTGAGATTTATTCAATTGTG